GCAACAGTCTTACCAAAGTTAGGCATCTTACCGTCTCTGTCCATCTCAATTCTCATATGACTTCCAAAGAACTCAGGATCACTATCAATCAATTCATTATGCTGTTTCATAAACGCTATTAATGAAGGGGCAGCAGCTTCTACTAATTCTTTGGTACTCATTTTACCCAATTCAGGTGTAGGACCACCTGCTGCCATACCTTTAATCAGTCCACCACTACTAAAACTTGGTAAAGCATACCCTTTATCTGCTGCTTCTTTCTGTCTTCTACCTGTCAGAGCTGAATTTCCTCTTGTTGCAGGGGTGTCATATGGTACTACAAATGCACCACCACTCTTCTTTCTTGCAACATATTCTGTACCATGACCTATAAATGAGGTACTCCTTCCACCATCTAATGATACAGGATATCCTGTTTGTGGTCCTTGTATCCATCCACCTGCTGCAAATTTGGGTAGAGCAACATCTGGTTTATCAACTTCACCACCTATAGCTTTCTGATCTTGATCTTTGTTGTTCTCCTTATTCATCAGTTCGATGAACTTGGTTCTGCTCTCTTTTAGTGCTTCCTCAAAACCATCATCACCTTCCTTTAGTTCTTGACCATCTTGTGTTACTATCCTTGTATTCGAAGCATCATAATTTTTTCTCCAACGTTCATACTCTTGCTCTGGATCTAAGCTTTCTTGGTCTTTATCACCTTTACCACCATCTTCTCCTTCTTTCTCTTCATCATCCTTCGACATTACCTTCTTTAATCCCCATGCTGCAAGCAATGCACCACCAATCATCAAAGCAGCTCTGGGTCTCATCATAATGAATCCCAATATACCCTTAAAGACACCCATCAGTCCTTTAAGCATTCCACCTATTAATTTAAAGAGTTTACCCCCTTTAAACAATGACATCACTGCTTTTAGACCAAACTTAGCCATCTTAACAGGTGCAAAGAAGATTGCTGCTGCAGTGAGGAACTTAAGAATTCCAAATATACCCTTAAAACTTATAGGGTTCTTTATGAAATCAGTAAGTCCATCAAGTCCCATAGTGATTAGGAATCCAGCTATCTTAGCAAGCCATTTTCCTATTCTTGCTATACCTGATATCAATTTCTGTAACTTCTTCTGATTCTCAGGATTACCCATCCATTTAAGTACTGCATAGGTAAGCATGGTCTTAAAAGCATTAGCAATGAATTTTGCTATGCCTTGGAAGAATCCAAATGCATTAGAAACAGCAGCACCAGCTACCTCTCCTGCACTATATGCGAGTCCTCCTCCCTTTTTAGGTTTCGTTTCCTGCAGATTTTCTGCATCTAAATCATCTTCTAGATCTTTTTGCCTTTCTAAATCCTCTTGCTCTTCTTTTCTCTGTGTAACTAACTTCTCTACTCCTGCTTCTCTTTGATCTGCTAAGTCCTGTTGCTGTTGTATCTGCATTTGCATATTGTCAGCAAATGTCTTGTTCATCTTCTCCACAATAATAGCAATACTATTAGTAGTCGCACCTATACTATTGGTTGCTTTTATCAATGAGGTCATACCCTCACTCGCACCAGTAACTGTCTTACCACCAACTTGTATAGTAAGTCCACCCTTTATCTTGGGTGGTGTAACCATTTTGTATAGTCTTGCTTTTGCCATACTACTTCATCTTATTGGATAACATCATTGGAGAATCAGCATAGATAACGGCTGGTGCTGCAGATCCTACTGTTTTACCAGGAGTGAATATTTGCTGTCTTGCAACAACGATATTGGTTATAGTCTTTTGCTTAGTCTTTCTCCTAAAAGGTTTACCTATTTTACTAAGTATTCCACCAAGTTTATCTTTAGTATTTATGGCAAAATCTTCTATTTTCTCACCTGCAGGTGAATCTAATAACGCTTGTATCCTTTTATTCTGTTCTATCCATGGAACTGTTCCTCCCCTAGAGAAATCATACGGACTATCTTCATTATTCATGGATAAATCTTCACCAGTTATGCTCTCATTTGATGAGAGTTCATCTTCTACTTCTGAGTCACGAGCAGGTGCTTTAACACGACCACTCTCAAGAATATAGTTATTAGGATTTTCTAAAATTAAATCTATATCACCCTCATATGCAGGGTTACCATCCCAATCATTATTTGATAAACCTGCAGCAATACGAGCTCTATACAGAGCATTAGATATACGATGACGTTCTCCAGACTGGAGTTCATGCATTATTCCAGGTTCATTTCTTTGGATTACTGTTGTTGTTGTCTGATTTGTTGTAGGAGTCTCATCCTTTATCTCTTCCTCTTCTTCTGTGTTTCCTCCTCCACCCCAAGGATCTCTTACCATCATCCTACCATCATTCATGATGGGATCTTTCCATTTAGCTAAATCAGTCATAGCTAAACCTTTTAATATTACATTACCTATCTGTTCACCAACCCAAGCACCTGCCATACCAGTAATGAAACCTGGTGCACCACCAAACGGAGCACCAATCGCAAAACCTGCAGTATAACCTACCAGTCCAGATAATGCATTTACAATAGCATTAATAGGAGACTCACCTAACATTGTATAGTTAACGACACCCAAGATGGCTGCAATGATTGCATCAAGACCACCAATCTTCATCGCTTTTGCTTTGGTGAGACCATCCTTTAGTTTTAATAAATTCTTATTCTTTGCTGCCCCCTTCACCATGCCCTTGATTGCTTTGACAGCTTCCTTGGGATTCTTAGCAAGTTTCATCAACTTCTCAAGGGTTTTATTGCCCTTAACAAGTTTCTCCATCTTGCCCTTAAGCATACCTTTAACCTTATCTGCTAATTTTGCAGGGTTTTTAGCGAGTTCTACAATATCACCAAGCTTCTTAGCCCAAGCTGCAGCTTTCTCTTTTATACCACCTATTATAGAGTTGATATTCTTACTGAATGATTTTCCAAGGTCATCTGCCCATTGACCAAATTTTTGACCTTGCTTTCCAACCCATTCTGCACCCTCCGTTACCAAGGTTTTAGTTTGATTAATCTTCTTACCCGCAAAGTCTTTTATTCTACCAAACAATCCCTTACCACCACCACCTGATATGAAACGATCTTTAAGACCTTTGACTAATCCTTTTCCCTTGTTCCAAACATTTTTACCCTTGTTCCAAAGATTTTTACCAGTCTGACTAATATTCTTAATAGTCTTTTGTACATTCTGTACCGTTCTACCTACCTTTACCTGCAATTTCCTACGCATGGTACGAACACGGTCAGCAAATGATTTAAACTTTCTATTTTTAATTTTAGGTTTATTTCCTGTAGGTGGAGCTGGTTGTGGTTTCTCAGCTACCGTCAATGCACTGCCAAGCAATTTCATTGCTTTAACATCACTTAAGAGTTTCCATGGCATCAACATCCTAGATGCTAACCAGAAACTTGCCATTCCACCTATGATCTTAAAGACCCCAAACATTCCTTCGAAAGCTTTCTCAAGATGCGTCTGACCTGGTTCTTTATCTCCAAATATATTACCAATACCCGTCAGAATAGAATCCATACCCCAGCTAACTAGGTTAAAGACCATCTTACCCATTGCTGCGAAGAATTTAAACAATGATTCTATTCTCTCAGTATTCTTCTTATCTGAAATCCAAGTAAAGAATTTATATGTAACAAATCCAGTCAATAGACTTCCTAGGAAACTTGCTATTGGTGCAAATGGTTGTAGAAACTCCTCCATCCAAGATAATTTCTTCTTGGGAACCTTTTCCGCTTTCTTTTGACCTTCTTCGTTTAACTCATCCTCATCTATCTCTTGTGCTTCCTCTGCTTCTAAATCTTCTTCTAGATTTGCTTCTTTCTTCTTTTTCTTTAGAGTCAATTTCCTCATGTCGAGTTTCTTATCGACCTCTTCATCCTGCTCTTTCTTTCTATCTAAGAAATTATCAGAGAGAAACTCTTTCTGAAACTCCATCATATTAACGATATTTGCCAAGTTCTGACCAATACCAGTTAATGTACCGCCAAGTCTATTATAAGCTACAGTCTGAGCTCTAATCTGCTTCCCAAAGGGAGTAGTTCCTCTTTTGGGATTAATTGAGATAAACTTTCTTACTGCTGCGGTTGCCATTAGAGACTTACTCTGTTCTTATTCTGTGCTTGTTTTCTTTGCTGCTCAACCTCATTAATATGTGCAATTAGAAGGTTGACATAAATGTCTCTCTCCCAAGGCATCATATTTTCCAATTCAGTAAGACTATATTTGTGATGTTGCATCAATGCGAAATTAGTCTTGTACATGTTCTCAAGACTATCGTGCATCAATGCTACCCGAAAAAACTTGCGAGTCCCTCCAGTTTTAGATCACTCTTTTTCTTAGTCTTAGGATTAAATACGGTAATCGTATGCTCAAGTTTAGGCATAGTCTCAAAGAAATCTTGGATCTTAGCAAATTGATCTTGATTCATATCACCAATGAAATCATGTGCTTCTTTCGCTGTGAAAGAGTCATAGATCTCTTCTCCCTGATATACTTTGTCAATACATGATGCAGATAAGTCAAAAACGTCTTCCATAGTAGGGTCGTTCTTCATATTACGATCAATAAACGCAGTTAGAGACGGATATTTCATCTCAATCTTAATATCATCATCTATAGTAAGGATTCTTTTATGTTCCTTTGGTACATGTACCTCAATTTCTTCTAAGTCAAGTGTAACATCGACTTTTGTCTTTTTATCATCAGGGCATGTTACTTTAAATTCACTTGATTCACCAACTGCTTTAGCACGGATTCTCAAAAACAAATACTCAATCTCAAAAGTAGGCAGTTTATTAATATCCTTCACATCGGTACATGCTTTGAGGATAGTTCTAACTGCTTTTGCCATTTCTTTCTCATCTTGAGTTTCCATTGCTATGTAAAGCAATTTCTCCTCTTTCACAAGAAATGGTCTATAACTGACTTTTGTACCAGTAACAGGTAGTACGCAGTCATAGTCAGGCACTGCAAGTTTTGGTAAAGGCATAATTTAATATATTACGATATTTTTATTTAGACACCATATTTGGAGAACTCTCCACCAGTCGGTATTGTCGAAGCAGTCACGTTCTTAGGTGCTGCTGTAGACTTGAGTCCATCAATGTTAACTGTGTCAAATCTATATCTTTCCATCTGGAACTGAATATTCAGTTCTAGGAGAGACCTAGCTTCATTATTTAGGGTCATTGTGCCTATGTTCTTTGGGAATACCCCATAACACTTATAGACAGCAGTCGCTTGATTCATTCTAAACTTATATTCAGTCCTATCACTTCCCTCACCTATTATCTTGTTTAACCATGTATTAGATCCACTCTCCCACTTAACTATTTGTAACTCTGTTACATATTGATCGTAAAATCCTACTGTATTATCTGCATCAGAAGCACAGTTATGCATCCATTGCTCAAAAAATGCTCTATGTTGGTTATCTTTAGTCACTAAAAAAGTAATATCTAAATCAGTTGGTGACTGTCCACTAGCATAACTACGGTTCATTCCATGCACATGAACTTCTGTAGTTGCTATATTTCTCGATGGAACAGTAACACTGGTTGCAAATAAACTAATATTCTTTCTTATATTTCTACCATTAGCATCTGAATCTAACCATGCTTGAGCAGGATATGCAACAGCAGCAGGTTGCAAAACTATTGGTACACTCATGACAATCTCAAATAAGTTGTTGCGTGCAGGTTCCAAATGACCCAATGCAACAGCTTCCTGAAATGTCTGAAAATAATTTGGACTATAATTAAGTTGATCAACTACAGTCGGTGTGTCTTCGAATGCCATTAAACTCTACTCCATATATGGCTGCTAGGAATATCCATCCACATTCCACCTCGCTTAATCCAGAATTTTTCTAGTGGCAAGGGGTTCCAATTAATAAATTCTTCCCTAGGTACTACTTTAGGGTTAGATACACTTGACATAAAGTATTTATGATAGCACTGCATAGGATATTGATATGCACCAGTTGCCCACATTTTACCTACTGACCTTCGGAAGTTTGGTCGTAGATAATGTAGATTACCACCTGTAAATTGTCCTTTATTGGTATCTCTCTCCGTTACCTGCACCATAGGATATTGATCATACCATGGTAATGGTGGTGATGGAGTTTGTGGACTGTATGAGAAAAATATGATGTCACCCGTCTTAAAACCACCATCATAGTCCTGTAACCCATAAAGTAGCTGTGAACGGTACCAATCTCTGCTCTTTGGTTGACCGCCCGCTAAATCCTTTACGTCGTTAAAAATGCTCATACCCTGAGTTCGTTTTCTGTTAATATCAAGAAACTCATACTACGATCCTTACAATATTCACCTGCAGCCTTCCATTT